CTGGGCGTAATTGTGAAGTCTGGCATATGTGTGTCAAATGAGTACGCATACTGAGGTAGGTTTTTCAGAGGAAGGTTTTCTAAAGTCCAACTTGTATCTGAATTTCTAACTAAACGCTTTGTCTGCAAGTCTTCGTGGCAAAGAATAAGTGTATCAACCGCTTGAGTGTAATTGATTTCATCCAGCATAGCAGCCGTAATAGATGTGGCGGCAATGTAACTAACACCCGTACTATTTATATTTGTCTGCAACACGCCAGCTTTAAAAACATAAATTCTTTGATTAACAAAAACCAAAGAGTAACTATCAGTTACGCTAAACTCAAATGGGATTATCTTAAAGTCAGTAAAACTTGTGCCAAAGTCATAGATAAACTTCAAACCCTCACGGCGCTTAAATCCACCTTGGGGCTGAATGACTACATTCGTAGCTTCCTCAACAGCGTTTTGGTATTGTGCCAAATCTGTACGAGCGCGAAGAAGCGGATCAAGCTCACCAACAGAGAAATTTGTTTGGAACTGTACAACCCGCATATTAGTTTCTCACATTAATTAAAGAATAATCCTCAATAACTTGTGGCAGCTTGCCACGGCTATCAATGTTTATTGCTTCTCGCATTAAACCACCACGGTTAGAATCCGCTGGAGAGCCAAACGCTAGGGAGCGAAAATAATCTGATTTAGAAAGCTGGTCAGTAATAACAAAGCCAAGCTCTGCCGCCAAAGCTGTACGAAGAAGGCGAACAAAGTAAACTGGCATTTTGCTTTCTGATACTGTGCTTTGGTAATCAATATACACTTTGTCAAAGTTTGTGTACAGTTGATCCCCGTATATCTCCCAGCCATATTTAGCGGAAGATTGATTTGTGCTATTGTTGGGAAACAGAGCAATGACTCCGGAAAGCATATCGCCTGGTAGCTGATAGGCATACTTCCATTCATCAAGTGGGTTTGTAGACAAACGAGCAAGCTGGGCTTTTTGCACGCTCCAGCTCCACATATAATTAGCAATGATGTTGTCACGAAGATCAGGATAAAGGCGATCACACGCTTGTGCGCCATCACTGCCCTCTGTGAAAGATGAGATAGGCGCTGCGCCTAACAATATTAGAGCGTCCGAACATATTGAAAGCGAAGTATCACCAGCGGCCATTATCGTTCTCCAAAAGGTAAGAAAGGGGCGGCGAACCGCCCCAATCCTTTAGGTTACACCGATTGCAGTCCCAGCAGTAACATCGACAACTGTGCCGTTGTTACTCAGAACGATGCTGAGTGTTGCCGTTGGGGTGTTCGTATCATAATGATACAGAAGATCACCAACTGCGAGAGTGTCAGCTAGACTATTGAAGTAGCCAGCACCAGTTACGGTAGCTTTTGCTTCAGCACTAATATAGGAATACATGCTAGGCGCATTCCCTTTCTTAGACGCGGCGATAGTTGCAAATCCTACTTGAGTAAATGCCATTTTTTAGTTCTCCTTATTCAGTGCAAGTGACTTGTACTAAGCCCTCTGCATCAATGGTTACGGAACCGGCAGAGAACATTGAGCTGACCAAGAACGATGTCTTTTCTGGGACATAATTCACTTCGGTTTTCTGAGACATTGACTCAGCATAGCCCATTGAGTCTTTGTGCCAGGCAAAACATGAACGTGTGGAAGGTTTAGGAACACCGCCCTCGTCACGATCACCCATAGTCAAGATATTGAAGCCCATGAATGAATTGATTTCACCACGAACAAGAGCCTTTACAGAAGCAAAGTCCTGGCTTGTGATTTCAGTTTCACCCAAAAGTGCGTCCAACTGGCTTGCATGCATCAAAATGTAACGACCTTCAGATGGAACATTTTTAACATTCATTGCTTTCGCAGTAGCGCGAAGCTTCTCAATGTTCATGTTTGACCCTGCGCCACCAATACTTGTTGCAATAGTTGTACCAGCGTTGCCAACCATTGCATCAATGCAAAGCTGATCCATGCGACGTGCGATGGATTTGGATACAACCTGTACCAACTCAGAACGCTCATCAAAATTAATGTGCGACTGCTGGAAGATGTCAGAGTATTCGGCAGCAATGTAGTCGGACATTGTTGCTGTTACTTGAGCATAGGTTACGTTCAGTGGTGTCACGTCCGTCTGTGGAACGCGAATAGTAGCAACACCTTTGCCAATCTTTGGGAATTTAACAGTGTTACCGGCTACACCTGTACGGGTACGCATTGTACCGCGAAGTAGTGATTCGGCTTGATAAGCTTGCTTGACCTCTGAATCGAATAAGTCAACAAACGCCGTTGTGACGTTCTGCGCCATTGCAGATACCTCCTAATGAGTTTCAACAAAACGTGAGCCGTTATCCGAAATTCGGGCGGTCGCTTGCGCGTTATGGCCGCGCCAACCAGTAGATTACTACATTTAACGGGCCAAATAGGTTATCCATTAAACGCAAAATACACGCAAGCGATATTTATTGCAAGTGTTAAGCGTTTGCCTGCATCCACTTCTGCTCAATCTTGGTCCTCCAAGGGGCGTCAGTCTTCCAACGAGGATCAGCAATAGCAACCTCAAGATCAGCCCTAGTCATGTCTGGCTGGTTTACTGCTGGAGCTATAGGGATGTTTTCATTAGTGAGCGATTGGTGATACTTTACAAACGCATTGATAGCATCCGCGCTATTTAAAGATTGAGCAAGTGAATCTCGCTCAGTGTTTGTCAAGGAAGCCTTCATTAAGTTGCGCTCAACCATTTGGATCTTTTCTTTAGCGTTATTGCCTAGCTTCTGCATCTCTGCGCGACTATCGTATTCTGCGCTTTCCTGTTCTTGCTTTGATATAGTTAGAACACGTCCGGCCAAATCCTCGAAAGCATCCTGGCTAATCCCGTTTTCTTTAGCCCAGTCCTGATATATCGCGACAGTCGGATCTTCAGAGTCCAAACCTTGATCCGAAAGGCTAGAAATATCATACTGCTCTGGTGCTTTATGTTTGCCAGACTTAAATTTCTTTTCAAGCTCCGCATAACTTTTTGCCAGTTTCTCAACATCAGGTCCATCATCATTCCAAAACTTCTCAGGGTAATAGTCGGGGCGCTCAAGAACTTCGGCCTCATCTGTAGGGGCAGAGGCTTCTTGTGGCTTTTCGTGAATTGCAATTGGCGCTTCTACTGCGCTCTCTTCCTTTATTGGATTTGGGTTAATTAAAGAAGCATCAGCTTCTATTGTTGTTTCTGTTGTTTGCTCATCCATTGTTTGATCTCTCTATTCTTTTTTCAATCATACGAACCGTTTCAGCCATGCCTGTCCTTACATAGCCAAAACTAGAATCCTCTCCAGGGTTCCAAGTAGGTCTTTCAATTGTAATGCTTCTCAAATGGCTTAATACTTTTTGACCTTCAGCACTCTTAAACACCTTGCCATAGATCATATCTATATCTGCGGCCTTGGGTGCTTCAGCCTGTGCTTGCATTAAACCGTCCCAACCTTCGGGTGAACTCATTGCATTGCCTCCATTGTTGCTCCACCATCATCCGCAGCAGGAGGGCCTTCTTCTGCCATCATTTGTTGCTGCGCTTGTTCCATCATCATTTGTTGCTCTTCCGGTGAGGTGAGCAATTCTTGGTTAATGTTCATCTTCTCAGCAATGTATTGGGTTATTCTTGGAATTGATAAAGCCGCTTGGCCTTGTGGGCCTAAAGCATTAGCAATCTGCATGAATTGAACAACATCATTTACTTCTTGAAGCTTCTGAGCCTGCGCTAGTGGGGCTGAAGGAGTGACCTTAACCTCGACACCATTCACCTTCAGTGGCAGATCTATGTATCCTTGCTGATCCATGATATAAAGAATACGGGAAACGAGAGGAACCATAGTCTCATTAATCAAACGACCAAATGCCGAACCTAGATTACTTGCCAGCTCCCGTGATCTTTCTGCAATCTCAGTGGCAGATCGCGCAGACATATTATCTGGCGGCAATGTATCATCCATTAAGATCTTTTTAATGTTTATACGCAGATCATTCATAACGATCTGGCTTACATTAAAGTCGCCGGTGCGTGGAAGTGGGGCTAATGATGCACCTTGTGGGCCACCATTTCGAGCAACACCGATAATAGCACCAGGCTGTATCTTAATGTTTTGAGGGTTCAGAATACCATCATCAGCAGCGGTGTAGACACCCGCAATAGCAAGCGATGCGTTCTTTAGGACTAGCTCAACAGTTTTATTTAGCGTCTTAATATCGGCAATGGCAGTTACAAGTGGGCCACGGCCATACACCTCGCCAGCAACCTTCATATATCGAGCAACAATAAATGGTGAACTATTCATAGTTTTGTAAACAAGCTCTTGGCGCTTACCTGGCCAGATCACATGATAGCAAAATATACCCTGTTCATAATCATATATTACAGCATCAACCAAATCTATTTCTTTTGACGGGGAATTTGCTATCGCTTCGGCAAGCTCTACTGTCATTTCCAACTCAGGAAACTCTTGTGGTATCGCTTCTGCCTTCATGCGGAGCTTGCGATATACGTTATCAATATTACCAAACGTGCCTTCTTCAATTGCTACTAGGTATTGTGGTATTGAAGTAAAGCGTATTGGTGTTGCTTCATCGCCAGCCGTAACCATCATAACAGCAGTGCCAACGCAGAGATCCAGTAAAAACTCGCCCATTGCCAGGTCAAAGTTAGTCTGGCGCATTACTTCAAACATACGCTTGCTGTAAGCATCTAGCGCGGCTTGGGCTTGTGGCTTCTGTTCTTCCGGAATGCCAGTGCCAGCCTCTAATCTACACCAATCCTTTTGCGGCGGAAACAATCCAGACTGAATGCGGTTGGCAAATCTTTGAGTTGCAGAGATAGCAGTTGAGTCAAAGACACGGGCCATTTTACCTTTACCGGCAACACCACCTTCATAAAAGCCAGAATAAAGATTTCGCTGTGGAAGCGCAAATTCATAGCAGTCTTCGTAAATAGACCGCCACTCGTCCTTACGCGCTTGAGCCTTGGCCTCACGTTCCATTACTTCGCTTACATTTAGCCTAGCCATCTAACTATCCTTTTTATGACGTGCTGCAAAATTACGAGCTGCGTCTACAGAACCAAACCCCCATGCCTTTAAGGCAAGTGCCTTGCGGGTGGGTTGTCCCTTTTCATCTTTCATCGGACCCTTCATCCCAGCGAACCTAGCAGCAAAGCTGACGCGCCGTGGATTGGTTCCAACCTTGACGGGGGCTTTTAGATTGCCACCGTCTTTTCTTTCAAAGTGCTTGCGCCCAGCTTCGTTAAGACCACCCTTTGGGTTTTGAAATGCCTTCTTGACCATGAGATTACTTTTTAGCTTTAGTCTTGGCCTTAACCGGCTTTTCCACAACTTTAACTTCTTTTTCTTCTTTTATGTGAGCAACAGCCTTAGCAAATTTTTCTGATAGGAAAGATTTTATATGTGTCATGCTTTTTTATCCTTGTTAAACAAAAGTGTGGTCTTCGCTTTTTCAAAAGCCTTCCTTCTTTTTTGCCCCGCAGCCCTTTCAGCAGCTAACTTGGCCGCAGCCGCAGCAGCAGCCGCCGCATCACGTTCAGCCTGGGTACGACCACGGGGTCTATAGCCCGCGCTTGCGTTATTGCTTCTTTCATTTCTAGACCTCAGATCACTCAACATGGACTGATTTTTTCTGCTGTCGCGAGTCTTCTTTGCCATTGCAACTGGTGCGCCCCTCGCACTAGATCTTTTGTTACCAGAAAGAATCTTTCCTAAAATTGTAGCAGCAATCATTAGTTACCACCCAACTTAGAGGAGCCTGCCCCTAAAGAACCAGATTTACCTTGACCTTGTTTCTGTAAAAGCAACCAATCAGCATCAGACATTCCGGCTGGCCTTGTAGATTGTGGGCCTTCTCGACGGGCGGGTGAGAACAGCAATCTCATTCCTCCGGTTCGCTTTATTCTACGGCGCTGCTGAATACCCTTCATCTCTGCGCTCTCTTGAGATGTTGCGCGCTCCTCTGAACGGGCTTGTGCTGCCGTTACAGCAGGGGCCGCCGCTGGGGCTGGTGCAGGGCTTCCGCCGCCGCCAAATAGTCCACTCATATTAAAACCTCGCCATCATGTAATAGTCAGCCCCCTCTGGGCCAAACCTCTTCATAATGCTTTCTACACCAAAATTTAGTGATTTGGCAAACCTAAAGGCAGTATCGTTTTCCATTTTAACGCAGATTTGAAGTCTGTTTATGTCATAATCCCTGATTGCGCTATCGGTTAGGGCCTTGGCTCCACGCACAAGCGATATCGTATGCTTGCGAATATCTTTGCCTGGTATCATCCACATTTCCGCCAAGCCGTTCCAAATAGGTCTAATTCCAAAAGCAGCTACGACTTTGCCGCGACCTACCCCCGCCCAGCTCCAACCACTTTCTGCGTTACTCCAAATGTAATCTATGTAATTAGGAATATATTTCATGTATTCTAATGTATCATCATTATACTGTATTCTGGTCAAACCTTCATAGGTTAACGGAATAATATGCTCATCATGGCTCATTCTAAATTCTGGTATCTGAATAAGGCCCATTAGAATATATCAAAGTCAGTTGTTGCGGAGTAGGTTGTTCCACCAGCAAAGCTATTTCCGTAAGATCCACGGCGCAATCTGCGTTGCTCACCACCGCCCAGCATCAAATATCCGAAAGCATCACCACAGTGCGAGTGTTCATTTTTCACCGGCATGTCTTTAAATCTTTCTTGGCCAGCCCCCATAGACTGCCGTTTGAAGAAATACCCACCACTTAAAGATTTGCGTAGGCGCAAACATTTTTTATTTACTAAAAGCCCAGGTTTTCCGCCAACCAGCCGGTTCATAGGTGAAGCAGCGGCCTCACGTCTTACATTGAAAGCGTTGCTATCGGTAGGCTGGGCACGAAACCCAATAGATTTAAGATGGTCAAAGGCTGTAACCTCATAGATCTCATCTCGCTTATTACCGGCGGGATCTCCCCAGATCTGAACCTCTGCTTTATCGAAGCTTGCCGCAATCTTAGCCAGCAACTCTTGCCCAAACCGTTCAAGGCCCATATCAAAGGTTACAAGCTCATCAAGAACCTTCCACGCACCGCCGGATGTTCTCTGCCCAAAGATAGCCGCCGGTGTCAAACCAAAGTCAACGCCGATCTGAAGCGGGTATTGAGGGTCATATTGAACTTCTGCCGACATCATCTCATCGTCATACTCCGGCCACACAGGTCTGCCCTCCTGGACAAACGTGTACTTGCCTTCAGCGTAGCATCTAATCCAATCAGCATTCTTACCGCCAAGCATCTGCTGGTAATATCCATCCGGCAAGTGAACCTTGTTCTCAGCAGACGGATTAACCATCCACCACTTGCCACCAGAAAATACAAATCCATTCGCCTCTGGGTTCTCAGGCAGGTCTTTAGCCGGTACTTCCAGAACACCACCTGGTTGTCTGTGAAACGTCCAGGGAAACCGGCCACCGATCTGGTTCTTCTCAGCAAGCTCATGCCACCAGTGATCCGCGTCAGGCGGGTTAGTATCCATGATGATACCATACCAGGACGCACCACCGTCTGATTTAGTGGGGTAACGTCCGACACGGTGCGTTAAACCATCGATCACAGCCTTCGGTAGCTCTCTAGCCTCGTTTACCCACGCCCCAGTTAGCTCTAGTGACAACAGCTTTCGCACATCTTGTGGCGTAGAAAGAGCCATGAAGATAACTTCGCAGTCAATTCCAGGCGCATTATCTCTGGTTGGGAGCTTTAGGTGGTGGGTTATAGGTGGTTGCCAGCGCATAGGCCCCCAAACATCCTCTGGAAACAACTCTCCCCAGGTCTTAATAGTTGTTGTTCTCAGCTCTGGGTAAGTATTACGAACGATCACAAACCGTGAATACCTAATACCGTCACGCGGAGAGGGCTTTTGCTGGACTGCTTTGAGCATTATCTCAGCAGCACAACCGTAGGACTTCCCAGATCCCACTGGACCCATCAGGCCGCGAACAAAAGATTTATCGTGTAGGAATTTCCAAACCGTAGCAGACTTAGAAAAGTCTAAATTCATGCTGGGAAGTTCAGCCATCGTTAGCTTCCCTTATAATTTTATTATACAAAGATTGGTTCGAGCGCAAATCGGATAGTTTTATTGTTTTATTGTTTAAGTGCTTCTTTTTTAGACGCCGATATATGATTTTTTTCCAATCCGCGCTTATGTAACCAATGTAATATGCCACCTCAGAAACAACAATCGCTGTATCTAAGGAAGCCGATCCACACCTCAAAGCCACTCCACATTGGCTATCATTTACCTTTTTGTTAATCAAATTTGAAATGTCTTGAAGTGTTGGGTAATTTGAATTTCGTTTGTATTCTTTAAATAATTTCTTCCAATCCTCAGTTAGATTGTACTCTTTATCTAAAATTTTTACGTCAGCCATAATTCTTGATTTAAATTTAACCATCATCAGCCTCATAACTTGTGGTTGTTTCTGGACCCTTCATATTGATCCCAATGATCGAAGGCTTATCAACATTGCTTTCAACATCCAGCAAGCCACTAGCTTTAGCCAGGACGCGCAGAACACTTACCTTGTCAAACAACTCAACCGTTGTGCCGTACTGACCAACAGTAACCTTCTTAATTGCGGCCAATGCTTCAGACGGGATCTCATCCAGCGGCTTAACCTGACCAGTATGAAGATCAATGATGTCAGTCATACGAGCCGTACCCATCGCAATCAGCTCAGTAGCAACAGCTTCCTTGTTCTGA